AGTTTGAGGGATCCATTCCACCTAATCATCCTGAGTGGGGGAATCCTAACAAGAAAATCCCTGCGTATATGAAAATCGTTGATCGTGGCAAAGTTAACTGGATTGAGGATACGGACCTTTTCTCTTCGTTTGAGTTTAAGGGAAAGATTCTGAAGGGATACGTGACGCTACGGCGAGAAAGCCCTGATGCTGACATTTGGGTAATGCGAAAGGCGGCCCTGCCTGGAGAGAAGCGCAAAGAAGCCGTAGCCGTGATGGAGGCGTAGTATGAGTGTATGCGTAGAGAGAGTTAAGGTGAAGAAAGTTTACGAGAAGCCTGTGTTTGAGAAGCAGGAGGGACTGGTTTTTCCGAGGGAAGTGATTGAGCAGTTCAATGGTGGGCGATTTTGTGTGCAGTGTAGTAGTTGCCATGGATGTCGATGAGGAGGTGAGGAGCATGGGTTGGAGGGAAGGACGGCGACCGCCGTGGTATCCTGTTTGGCAATTTTGGTTTGGACTGTTTCGCTGGGTCTTTAGGAAGCTATTAGGCTGAAAGGAGAGGAGTATGTGGTTTCTGGTTATTTTAGGAGTATTACTTGCGGTGGGACCGAACGTGACTATCTGGCCTGCGACGACGGCTCCAGTTGTGTCTAGCCAGTTTGCTAGGCTGGGTGGATACGGGGTAAAGACAGACGTCGGGGACGTCTCTCTGGGTTGCTATCGGCTAACCTATACTTCGCGTGAGCCGGGAAAACTGCTTCAGCTCGAAGGAGGCGTAACTGAGCGGGAGGTTGACCTCTGGGAAGCGAATTACTCTTTTTATAAGAACCGTGGGTTTGCTGTGGGTGCGGGGCTGAATCAGATAGATAATGAAAAATTAGGATGGCAGGTTTATGCTGAGAATAACTTTAGCGGCTTTATCTTTGCCAGGTTGGGCTTCAGACGAGTGTGGATGGGTAAAGCGGTTGATGGTATCGTAGTTGGTTTTGGAATCGATGTTGTAAAATGTGCAAAGACCTTCTGGGAGCAGGAAGTGAGGGGAAAAACGCTGTCCCAGTTGGAGTAATGATAGTTTGAATGGTGTGGTTGCCTTCTATGATCAGTGATTTGCTGGGAGGGCTCTCCACTTTGGCCGAAAAAATTGCGGTGGCCAGGAGGAGATCCCTCCACTTTTACTCTTTTGGCAGCAAGATATCCAAGAAGATCCCTCCACTTAATGAAATTCTTGCCAGTTCATTCCTGAGATCTAAACTCGTAGATGACCATAAATCTAATCTGCTTTGCGCCGAAGTCGTAGCCCGCTCCTGGTCTGAAGTAGCGGAACGTGTTGCGAAAGGCTGGACCTAAGGGTAGTCCTTTGAGCTCCCCGCCAATAAACCAGTGATGGTTCCCGTTCTCGTCCAGATAGAGTTTGGAGTTGCTGTCCGGGAAGTATTTCCCGAGGACTAGATTCCAGTATTTGAATTCTTCGAGGCTGACTTCGACTGCCAGGTGGCCCTGCATTCCTTTGGTGAACAGGAAGGCAGGTTTGGCAGTTTTCATTACGTCGGCGAGGACATCCCAGAAGGAATCTAGTTGCGTGGCTGCATAGTCTTTGAATGAGAGGCGGGGTGGTCTGAGTTCGTTGGGTGCATCCGAACCGAAGGCGAGTGGCGTGAGTAGTAGCAAAGTTAGAATCGTGAGAGCTGCAATGTGTCTCATTGTCTCAGCCTCTTAGCCTGTTTGAGGAGTTTCTGGAAAAGTCCTCCTCCTGCTTGAATCACATCGAGCCACTCCTTCTTGAGCCGAGCGGTGTCCTCTGGAGTGGGGTTGTCGATCTTGACATACTCGCTGGTCTCGATCAGAGCTTCTCCCAATTCCTTGCAGAAAGCGCTGAACTGCTGGCGCTTGCCTGCGAGGAACCCTACCACTATAACTACTACCAGTGGAATGATGTACGTCCACAAGTTTCCCATCTTTTGTCACCTCCTTTAATCGTAATCATAGGTCGCCTAGGCGCTATGAAGAATGTCTATGGCGTAGTTGAATTTGAGATACCCGAAGCCTTTTGCTCCCCAGGAAGGGCCCCAGGAGTTTTTAATCTTTAGATACTTGTCATTATAAGCTACGACAAGGACCGCGTGATGGCCGAGAATCCTGGCAAAGCAGCAAGGCTTTTTGATGATGCCGTCCTCACCTACATCAAACCAGGTGGAGTGGACGGCAACACCGGCGGCCACTGGCCCCGTCTCGTGCAGCCCTCGTTTGATCAACCGGATATCCTTTTTCGGGATGACTAGGCTGCGGTATCTCTCAATTCTATATTCGTAAGCGTCCAGTGCAGCCTTTTCATCCGGCTGACCCTTCTCACCTGGCACATACGGCCAGAACCTCTCTCTACAAATCCCGTGCTTTGCTAATGCTTTCATTATTCCACGAATGCTTGTCCCCTCATAATCCTCGCCTGGCCATTCGTCCAACCGCTTAGCCCACTCATAAATCCAGCGCTCAGAGAAGTCGAACCTCTTGCCGTGCTGTTTCCATTCCTGAAACTCTTTGAGACCGGCTCCCATGAAACCCGCACAGGTGCCTTCATTTCCTTGGTTCTTAGCTTCTGTCACTTGCTCTGACCAATCGACCTTCCGGGGAAGATCGTACTGCGGGATAGGTAGGAGCAGGTCCCTTTCATCTGGTGGTTCAGGACGATAACCAAGTGCGAATTTCATAATATCACCTCGGGTTGAGTTATGGTGTTACATCCTTAAAGTCAGCCGCCTCGAATGAAATCGTGGCATTGGCTAGATTTAAGGCGGTAATTTTGTGGACTCTAAAATATTTAGTCGAGTAGCCGAAGAATGCGTTGGTGACGCGGATGATGTCGCCAATTTCGGTGATCATGCCCATCGTGAATGAGGTAAAGGCAATAACCTCAAGAGGACTCTTGAAGATCTGGATGCGGCGGTTCGCGTAGCTAGTGGCGCTGGCAAGCGTTGCGTGCCACACCACCGTGCCGTCAACCACTTTCGAGCATAGCCCGAACCCATTTGGTGGTGGCTGCTGAGACGCTGCATCCTCTTTGAGATAAGAATCTGCGAACTCTAAAGGCTTATCCTCAACCAAACGAACCTCGTCAACATAAAATATTGAGTCGGCCTCATTGTTAGACTCAAGAAAGAGCTTGGAAGTTGTCGACACAGCAGTGAAAGTAAAACTCAGCTCTGTCCACAGTGCAAGAGTGGTGGGATTTGAAAGAGCGATGGCCTTCTCTCCAGCGAACCAAAAACGTGAGGCGTGTGGAGGACTGAGAGTCCCAACAATAGCTGAGGGCCAGCTATCGTAAGTTGCTGCATGCCTCCACCAATTCGCTCCACCAGTCCAAAATCTCATGGCAACATCGCTGTCTGGCGTCCAGATCGCAAGCTGATACCAATTATCACTAACGATTGTTACTGGACTGCTAAACCTAAAGGCAACCCACCCATCGGCATCGACTGACTTTTCTTCGGTAGCTTTAATAAAATCACCAGTGCCCTCCCCAGTACGCGCATAAAGAGCTAACTTCATTGTATAAGGCGGCGAGATGACTCCTACGTTGATGTAAGCAACTATTCTGTCAACGTCGCCACTAAAGCCTGCCTGAAATTGCTGAAACATAACATGATCAGCAAGGAGAGAGCTACCCCCGCCTACGGTGCCTCCTGCTTGACCCAAGATATTTCTCGGGCCGATGCCAATGATAGCCTCGCCTGCCGTAACATATACACGGGCCGACACTTTGTATTTCTTACCGACCTCGGTAGTGATGTTCTGGTAGGCTCCTTGGAAGCATTTGGTAGTAACGATCTTTCTTGAGTAGGTACCTCTGTAGGCTTGTTCATCAGACCTAGAACCGCCAGTCCAACTATCAGCTGCCTCCATATCTCCATTAGTCACAAGATTGTCAGCTATGTCCAAGTCATAATACACCTGCAATTTATTTAGGATTTTTTCAGAGTCCAACCTTAACACAATATCCTTGGACTTGTCCTCATCAAAAAGATAAGTTTCGGCAGGTGGAGTAGCTTGAGTAAAACGAAAGAATTTGAGTTTCCCATCACCTCCCACATAAATATCACTATTTGTCAAGTCCCTGATTAGTTCTAGGGCATCCCTGATGCTTTGTCCTGTGAACTCGGCCTCCAGTAAGAGATTGGCTGTAGCGCAGTCTGTTTTCCAGTCTAACCAGGACGTGTAGTCTATGTCGGTATTGGCCGTGCTTGCCGTAGGGTCTAGGCCGCCTTGAGTGGTTAAGATGTCCCATGTAAGATCGACAGGATTGTATGATATGGAGTAATAGTTCAGAGGAGCTTCCTTACTCCCAAGGTGTTTCTCTAGAAGTCCGGCAAATTTATCACGGATTGGTAGATTAACTAGAGCTTCGAGGAATTCGGGATCATCTGCCCAGCCGGTGAGAATATCGAGCCATTCTTGATTCCCTGCAATGCACGTATAGGACAGCAGATTGGAAAGTGTGGCGCCAGACCTGGCGATGCCTGACCTTGCTGGAGTGTTGGGAACACCGATAGCAAGCTGTAACTTGGCTTCACGGCGCAGATTTAATTTGTCGGTGATGAACTTATTCCAGTGTTGGTCTGCATTGATGAGCGCCAAGGACGTCCCACCGGAGACAATCGAGTCTGATGTCCTGTTTATAGAGCCAAATCCCTCGAGTCTCGCTGTTTCGTGGATGTCATCATAAGTAAACTTCCTCAAGAGATTGAGGGTTTGTTTTTCCATCCACGTTTTGAACCAATCTGAAACTTGTATCAACTCAAGCCTCCATGTCCGTGAGTTACTATAACGCCGTCTTGGTCTGAAGAGTATTCGTCAACCTCGTAGACTTTGGTTCCTGACGCACCGTGGGTTGTGACTACCATTTTGATATACCGAGCTTTTTGAACATACCAGTTATATTCTTTCCAGGCTGAAGCTGGAGCTGCTTCGGTTTCGTGGATAACTTCAGTCCAGGTTGAGTCATCGGGACTCGTGTAGATTTTGTACTCGGTAGGTCGGTAAGCAACTTCACTTCCCCAGTATATTCGGCAGCCGCCGATGTACTTCAAACTGCCCAAGTCTGCTTTGAACCAAGCTCCTGCTTCATTCTCCGGATCAGGAACCCACCAGGTAGCCGTGTCATCATCTTTGAGATTGGCAATCGGATCCGTAGCTTGTAAGATAATAGTTCTGTCGTCAGCTGGTTCGTCGTCCCAAGCACTATCATAATATGTACACCTCATGCCATCGCACAAATCTGTGGTTGATCTTCCAATATTCACATAATTGCTTCCATCTCCTCCATCGTACTCAGCACAAATGCGAACCGCTTCGTTGGGAGCACACGTTAAGGCGAATTCTTTCCATTCATACGCACCACCGAGAGTGGAAACATCAAGCGTGGTGGCCGAAGTTTCAATGATACCATTATCGCTGACTCTACGGACTGTGACAGAGAGAGTACCAGTGGGAGAAGCAGTTTTCATTAAATAGAACCGCACATACTCTAATGGTCTGCCGGTAAGAGTGATTTTGTGGCCAGCACGTTGGCAGTATGCACTACATAAAGCGTCATAACTGTCCTGTGTGGTCTGGTTTAGAATATTGGCACTCCCAGAACTGGCAGAAACAGCGGACGGAGTTGCCCAGTCACCTGCTTCAGGGGCGGGGAGCCTGACTTGCTCTGGCTCGGCAGCACCACCAACTCCAGACCATATATTGGCGACAAAACAGACATAGTACATCTCGGTATCGGTTGCGTGGTAAACGTCTCCAGGGCTACATTCCGCGGGTTTGTTAGCATCCAGCCCTGACTGGTGACTTCCAGCCTGAATGAAAGTTTTGATTAGATCGAAAAATGCTAGGTTAAACACTGTCCCGGTTAGACCGGTGTTGTCATCATCGGTAATACTTGGCCAATCTGCCATTTAGGTTTCCTCCAGTATTAAGATTCCCGTGTAGTGGGTGGCGAAAGTCGCTGGTTGCATCTCGGCTACGGGTGCGGTGGTGTTTTTAAGGAGCACCGTGTAGCTAGTGGCCGGTGAGTTAATGAGATCTGGATAGAAGGTTAGGGTGGCCAGAGCCTCCCACCAAGTGTTGATTTGGTCGGCATCGGCTTTGGAGAAGCGGTCAAGAGGAACCTCCCAGCGGCGTTTCTTCCACCACTTGTAAGAGAGGTTTTTCCCGGATGCTGCCCTGTGGTGCGAAACGTCAAGGATCCTCGGAGCGATGTAGCCCCGTGCCGGGTCAAACTCTATCGTGGTGGCGTTCTTAACTAACTTCATGGCGTAGCTCATAGACTACCTCCTTGGAGCGCTGTCTTCCTACATTAGAAGCGCTTCTTTTGAGATGCGGCCCTCTCTAGCACTCATTTTCATGGCCTGGTAAATCTTTCTATCGAATATGACTTTGATGGTTCCGGGATCAGCGTCGAGCCAGTCTTGGAAGCTGGTGACGTTGGGGAATTGAACGTTAATAGGACCAAAATTGTATGTGGAAGGAACCCTTTGGACCTCTTCCCGGACGACTTTTCGAAGGAGACTCTCAGGACTTAGAAATTCGGGTTCTCCGCCTTCGCCGGCAATAGCCCTAAAGAAAGTAGGTTTGTTGAATACTGCTCCCCCTTGGAGTAACTTTATGCCTTCTAGGAAAGCTGCTCCTTGGGCTGCTACGTAAGTTGGGTATTCGATAGCCTCTTGGTCCTGAGCCCCTGGACCTACCCACCGAAATGCCTCTTTAGTTTCGGGGTGATACATGGTGCCGTACCAGCCGATAAGAAAGCCCTCCTTTAGCTTTTGGGCTCTCCATTCTTCCTCCTTTCCGGCTCGTTCCCTTTCGAATCTTCGACGGCGTTCAATGCTGTACTCACTTTCCATTGGTCCGCCCATAAAGCCTCCGATGAAACTTTTGCCAGAAACCAGCCTGGTTAAGGCTTCCATGCCACCTAGCACAAGGGCTAAAGGGCCACCTGACTTGATAAGACCGGAAAGGGTTTTGCCAAACACTCCGACAACGTTTCCCAAGGTCCCAAAACCGGTGGTGCCTACTGTGGTGAAACTGCTAAGTGCCTTGCCCAGACCAGTAAACACACCTGCTATTAAATTGCCGAGTCCGGTGAACAAATTGCCCCAGTTTAAGATGTTGCCCTCAAATAGTTTGTCGAGACCCATTTTCTCGACTAGGGAATCAGCGACGGCTTTCTTGAAGGATTTAACCATACTGTCGCAGAAGTCCTGCCAGATGTCTTGGGACTTCTTGGTGCCGTCCATAAAGTCAACGAAAAGGGCAGAAAAGGAGGTTCTGACTGATTGGGTGAACCCGTCCCAGATTTCCTCATATCTTCCGACGTTCTCTTCCCAGAGTTCTTTGACTTTTTCCAGCTCCTCTTCGGTCATCTCTCGGAAGTCGCCCATGTAGCCGGTGGCTTTTTGATAGAAGGCTTTTTGGTCTTCGGTTATGGAGCGAAAGGTTCTTTTCCACTCTCTGGTCTTCTTTTCGAGCATTTCTACTTCTTCGTCGGATACCTCGGCCCGCTTCTCTGCTGTTTTTTCCATAGACTCGCGTTCTTTCTCAGTAAGGTCTTCGCGTTTGCCATAGACTTTCTCCATGGTTTCCATCTCGCGTTTGGCTTCGGCCTCAGCGGATGCTATAATAGTTGCCCTCTCATGGGAGATTATCTCGGCCAGCGCTCGTTCCTTATCAGTGAACTCTTCTTTCTTGCCGTATACTTTCTCCATGACCTCTATCTCAAGCATGGCTTCCGCCTTAGCACATTCTAAAATAGCTGCCCTCTCCTCGGCCATGGTCTCTTCGATGATGCGCTCTTTCTCAGCGAGCTCTTCTCTAGTTTTGGTTAATTCTTCTGAGTGAGTGATGAACTCCTTGAAAAGATCCATAATGGCTTTGATTCTGGTGGTGATCTCGTCCTTGAGCTTCATCAAAATTGATAGTTCTGGCATAACTTTTGGCTCCTAAAAAAAATAGCGGAGAAGGATCCATAGCGAGAGGCTTCTTGCCTCGCCATCCTTCCCCGCTAAGGTAATCTAAAATAAACGCTGATTATGCGTAAGCCTGCTTAGAATTGAAGAGAATGACTTTAGCTAAGTATTGATGAGCCGCCGTTGAATCATACTTAATCTTACCCGTGGCCCCGACCGTAAGTCTACTTGGGCCTGCTACGCTCAAGGGATAAGCCGTGAATAAGACCTTGGGCAGATGGAACTGAAGTTCGGTATAATACGCTCCGGATAGGACGGCTCCTCGGAAGAGAACGAGCCAGGGTTTGGTGGTCCAACCCTTAAAGTAGGTTTCCCAGTCGGTTCGGGTTTCCACGTGAAAAGTTGGGGCAATGGTGCCTGTCCTGAAAGCATCACCGACGATCTTGGCGATGCGCTTGGTGTTGTTGAGTAGTGGAATGCCGATAAGACCGTTGGAGAGGGTGAGTGAGAGCGTTTCGATAAGATTGTCCTCGTTCCAGATTTCGTATTTGTCTTCTGCTGGAGCTGCGGACATGGCCGGGGCGAACGTAACTGAGGTTACGTCGTTATCGGTGACCTTTCGAATTTGATCCTGGGAGGGGCCGGAAGTCATTCTGATGTGCTTTCCGATTAGCGCATCCACCACCCAGCTTTTGCCGGTGTCGTTGAGAAGGGTAGTGGTGTTGAGAGTTCCATTGGTGGATGTGCCGGAGTCGAAGACGCCGACCAAGAGAATGGCTTGATTCCATCTGAACGGCTCGGTGGGTTCCCAGCTAGGGCCTGTGGGATCGATGAGAGCGACGTCTTTCCCTAACCAGGAGGCTGTGAGCGAGAGAATCTTTGCTCCAACCCCGAAAGAGAAAGCCAAGGTGTTGGGAACGCAGCCGGCAAATTGAAAGGCTTTTTCGGGAAGATCTCGGTGGACCTCTAGGGTATAGGGGGGGAGAATGCAGTGCTCAGGGCCATTTCTGATTTCATAAACGCTGGTGTTGTCAATGGCTAGAGGCATAGCGGCAAAGGTGAGAGTGTTAGATGTTGCCTCGGAGTCGGTTATAATACGCCACTCACCTGCGTTGGTGCCAGCAATGACGTGAACCCAGCAGCCATTGAATTGGTCGTCAGTGGTAACTAGATCTGCATCGACTAAAGTAGTCTCGGATCCGGAGTCAGCCGTGCCTTTTGCTTCCTTGTCTTTGCCTGGAGTGAAGATGTGTTTGAAGGCCGTAGTTGCGACGAGTTCTGAAGATAAGGTTTTGCCGAACCAGCCACGCAGGAGATAGCCCAGAGCATTGGGGTGAACTTCATGGAGGGTATCACCAGCGATGGTGCCTAATCCCTCGAAGCTATCTGGCTCGTCTCTCTTGACACCTAGGGATGTCGAGATGAGTTCTTCAATAGCTAGAGTCAGAGTTTCAGACGAAAGCTTGATGTAGTCTGAAGCTCCCTGGGGGGTACCCCAGATTGTTTCTTTGCCTAAACCGATGTGAGAACCTTGACCTAATGGACTCATTATTTCCTCCTGATTTTAGTGGCGATGGCAAACACCCAACCTGCAATGAGTGGCACGGTGTATTGCCAAGGCGCTGAGACTTGGATATATTTGAAGATAACAAAGGCGAATAAGCCTACGCCAAGCCACTGACCTGTGATGCCTAACCAGTCTTTGCAGTTCTTCTTCATTTCCGTTTTCTCTTGGGTTTCTTTTTGGCTCTGGCGAAGCCCTGCCTAATGAATTGTTTGGCTAGTTCTTCCTTCGCTGAGACCTCTTGATTTGCTGCAATAAGACCAAAGCCGGGAACTTCTCGGGGCTCATTGCCCCAGATGATTAGCGCCATTGTTCTTCCTCCTGTACGAGTAGCCTTAGCTCGCAAAAATGACAAAGGACTGAGCCGAACATTACATTACCGACTATGTCAACCTGGAGCGGATCGCAGTCAAAGGCTTTGCCGTTCAGCGTGGGTTTGGTCCTGAAAGCTGTTGCGATGGCTTCGATAATATTCTGAAAGGTTTTTTCTGTGGTGGCGCTGTCATCTAATGAGAAGTAGCCTCGAATCAAGAAAGTGTGCGTCCTCATGTTAGTGGTGGTGGTTGATTTTATCTCTGGTGTTGCTGTGCGAGTGATCGTCCAGCCTTTAATCAATCCGTTGCTTTTGAAAAATGCAAGATACTGCTCCCAGGTTTTGGCATAGCGCTCATAATCGTGGACTTTGGTGCCGACTCCTGAGACTCCCAGAACAATTGATTTGATTTCATCTCTGATAAGGCTAAAGCTCATTAGAAATTCCTTTCGATTTAGCTCCGTAGAGGGGCAGAATCGAACGCTGAAAATATAAGACGATGAATTCTATGGACATGAGTGTTACTTCAAAATGCTGCCCACCAGGGAGTTTCTGCCGTGGCTTTTATGGTTGCTATCTCTGCTGCTTCTTTTATATTCTTTTCAAAAATACCCTGGGATATAAAGGCCTGCCGAGCGTCCCTGAACATGTAGCGTGCCCGAGTGCCATGCTTGGAGATATGGATGGCGATCCTCCAAGCCACTTGAGCGAGCTCCAACTTTGGCATCATCGGGAGAACATGGGCTGCCCAACCGTGAATTGACTCCGGTCCGAAGACGGGTGGAAAATGTGGCCTAGTGCCGTATTCTACCATATCAGCGTACTTGCAGACCGAGAACCAAGGGGTTGCGAAAATGCCCCAAGTAACTTCTCTCTCTGAACGTGAGTAGACCTTGCCTTCAAATTCGGGCGGTGCTGTAGGGAAACCAAATGGGCTCGTGGGTGTTAGGTCCTTTGCGACGTAGATAATGGAATGGTAAAGTCTGAGAGAGGCACCTTTGGGCGTCCTCTCTCTTACCATGTCTCTGAGCGTCTCAAGACTGTTCTTGAAGGCCTTGAGGTACTCCACTCGAAAAATTTGAAGAGCCTCCCAGGTGTCTACTAGGACCAGACCCTTGAATTTCATTTCGATTTCTAGCACGGATCACCTATCTATGCCAACTTTTATGAGAAAGATATTCCTCGCCCCAGACAAAGCCGGTGTCGAATTCTTTGGTGCCTACGCTGGCAGGAGTCTCGGCTAAACCGAGCTGGTCTAAATAAGACTGGAAGAGCTCCTTTGCCCTGGAAGCGTAGGATGAGGCTTTGGCTGCGTAATTTACCACGTCGGCGGCTATGGTTGGATCCGAGGTCTGAGAGTATTTTCGTGACAGCGCCCCGCAGCAATAGGCGGCTGCCAGAGAGCAAACGGCGTCAAAATCATTGTCAAAAACCGTGGAGGAGGAATCGGCGACCTTATGTGGGGTGGTGTAAGTAATGCGGACGTATTCCCCCGCCACGGGAGAAATGACTAAGAATCGCAAGACCAGGGTTTGCGTTGAGTCAACGAGCTTGAAAAAGAGCGTCCACTCCTCTTTGGGGATAATGTTAGGCCGCTGCTGGTCGAATGGATATTCTACCTGGGTAATGCGAGAGAAGCCCTGGGCCCAGTCGTCGGGTAGAGTGTAATCATAGCCTCCATCGCCTGGGAACTCATGAACTAGGCTTTGCGGTTTGTGGCGCGAATAGCGTTTGACCGCGGCAAGGATCGCGTTATCGACCTCGCCTGAGGCGAGATCACCGGCCGAGTCTTCGATGAGTTCGAGGACCCGGGCGTTAAAAGTTGGGAGATCTGACATAGTTAATCCCCGGTTACGGTCACGTAGACCTTAGTGCCGTCTGGTGCGAAGACGCTTTCAGGTGATGCCGGAACGATAACGTTAATGGCCAGTGTTTTCTTATCAGCGCTTAACGATTTGATGCTCGGTAAAGGAACCTGCGCTGCCTCAGCGGTGTTGGCCTCTGCGGTTGCCTGTATGGAGAAGATGTTGGTGAATAATGCAGTGCCGGTCGCCGTGCCGTCGTCAGTGAGACAAAGAGTAGCTACTCCGCCTGTCGTAGTTACCGTCCCGGTCCAGAGAATCACATTGGATTTTTCATCAACTCCCAAGTAAACCTTCGCAAATTTTATTAAACTGTTAACTTTTTCTGAAGTTGGAACTCTTTTCGCTACCATAAAACTTGGTCTTACTCGTAAGCGTCAGGATCAGTGAAGACTATCTCATCCGTGCCGGCGTCGTACAGTGCTCTGGAGGAGTGAGCTTTATCGTACAGGGTCTTCAGTGCGGTCGTGAGAGCCTCCTCAATTGAATCCAGGATGCTTATATTTGCATGGCCGTGAGCTAAATCCACAGCATTATCATAGGCGGTCCTCAAAGCCGTGGTAAATGCTTCTTCAATGGCGTCCAGGATTGCCTTGTTGGCGTGTTCATGCTTCTTGGCTACTGCGTCTTTGGCATCCGCAACTGAAACCTCATCTGCTCCTAGTTTCAGTTTCTCCGCAGCATCTACGATACCACTGTCATCGATGTCGTAGACGGACTTGAGCATGTCCCCGGCGCCTTCGCCATAAGGCTTGATCCAGGCAGAAGCGTCGCAGAGATAAACGTCTACCTCATCCATCACGAAGACGGCCATCCCTAGTCCTGGTGCTGTGAAAACCCAGTCTGTGCCGTTCCATTCGGCGATGTTGTCCTCTTTGCCTACCCAGTCACCCGTGGCCTCTGTCGCTACGATGTATCTGTCTCCTTTAGTGGGGGAAACTGGAGGATCTGCTAGGTCCTTGTCCAAGACGGGCACTAGCCATTTGAGGGCATCAATCATCGCCTGAACTTTAGTAGTAGTTGGAACTCTTTTCTCCATCTTACTTCACCTCGCTTTAGTTTAGTCCGATGATGACTTCATCGGTAGTTTCATCAAAACTTAGGAGCCGCTTGTTCTCGTATTTCTTCTTGTCTGGATTGAAGAGCAAAAGGTCGTTCTTTTGCTCGTTGGCGCTTTCGACGTCTCCGTGATCGGTGATTGGAGACGCAATGCCGTGACCGAGCATGCTGCCGACTAAAGTGACGTGGATTGGCTCCGGCTCGCTAAGGCACAGGCAGATTTTTTCGGTTTGGACGGATCGCACATTGATAACCTTGTCGCCTGCTAGTTGGATAGCTATCGATTCGAGTTGTGGCATCTGGAAGTGAAGATCTTCTGATTCGGGAGTAAGTATTTTTAGCTCTTCGGCCATTAGTCGGTTCTCCTTGTGACGTCGGCTTCTATTTTTAGTTGCCCTTTAACGACTGTAATTACGTCGCCGGAAGGCTTTTTGATTTGGATGTCGTAAGCGTAATCCCCGGGCTTCAAATTATCTGTGTCTGAAGGAGCCAAGACGATTTTTGTCTTGCCTTCTGCGGGCGCTTCGTGGTCTGTGATGTCCTTCTTGACGAAGGCGTTATCATCGTTGATCAGTGGATTCTTCTTCAGAGTGAAATAGACTTTCCATCCCGTGATATCGATGGCTGCGCCTTCTTTGTCGGTGAAAGTGAGAGCATACTCTCGACTGTCGCCCCTAAAGAGTGGACTCAGCTCAGTCATATTCGCTCCTTAACTCTTGGCTACAATGAAGGCTTCGAAAGTTACCGTGGGGGTATCAGTGCCGGCTACTACTGCTTTGAGGCGAACGAATTTGCCGAAGTTAGTGACTGGTTGGGCCTGTTTGCCAACGTCTGTCATCTCAGTGAGTGAAGTGTGGTCGAAATCGTTTAATGCTTTTGGAGAAGTCTGAAGTGTAACGTTGAGGGTGTGGGTGGTGCCTGAGACGGCGGTGACGTCAACTAAGACAAGTAGCTCGTGGAGCGAGCCGATGTGCTGCCACTCGGAGCAATAGGTGCCTTCTCCTTTTTGAGCCGATGCAAAAGCCTGATTTACCGAACAAAGTCTTTTCATAACCTCCTCCGTGCTGGTCTGACCTAGCTGTGTTGCTTGGTTATTTCTTGACCCTGATTTTCATACCGTTCTTGGTGACAAAGACAAGGTACCCGCCCCTCGTAGCTTCCGATAGGACGTCGCTGGATTTCAGGTGAAGTTGTTTGAGTGCCCTGTCTCGTGGGGAAAGCGGTGTGGGCGCGAGAGTGATGCGTGGCTTAGCCGACCGAGAGAGAGGTCGGGAAGGAGAGCTTTGGGGCTTCTCTTTGCCTGTGCCCTTATGCTTTGAGACCATAATTTTCTCCTTGGCTAATTGGTTTGGTCAGATAGAAACATTACTGCGAAGTCTTTTGAACCGTCTGGAGCACTATTAAACGAGATCACATTCTGGGACACGTCGGTAACGTGAGCGACCACAGTGGGTCTTGTGGCCTCATAGACTCCATCGGCTGCTGCCATAAGCACTGCATCAATACCGTTGTCGCTAAAAT